CTGTTTTCGTGCCTCGTTGGGCACCTTGGCAGGCATCTTTAGCAGCTTTGGTTAAGCCTTCTATTGGCTTTCCACCTCATATTCTCACTGTTGCTTTTGACGATTTTTCGTTGAAAATTAACAGGGAGTTTAATTTTCCTAATTTGTTGCCTTTATCTAGACAACAAGTTGTGTGTGGGGAAGATGGTGTTAAGTTTGTGGATGCAATGAAAGCTTCGACTTCTTGTGGTTTTCCCATTAATAAACCGAAGGCTGGTTTTTTAACCGATATTCCTGAAGATGATTCTTCTTCTTGTGTTCGTATTCTCGACCCAATGTTTTGGGAAGAGTTTGAGAAGATGGAAGATAAATATCTCCAGGGAATTCGGTGTTATCCAGTTTTCAAAGGTTGTTTGAAAGATGAGGCAACTCTTCTTACTAAGAAGAAAGTGCGCGTTTTTCAAGCAGCTCCTATTGCTTTGCAATTAATTTTGCGGAAGTATTTTTTACCTATTTGTCGCCAAATTTCTCTTAATCCAGAGATATTTGAGTGTGCAGTAGGTATAAATTGTTACAGCCGTGAATGGGATCGTTTGAATACCCATATTCTTAAATTTGGGAAGAATCGTGTTGTTGCTGGTGATTTCAAAACTTTTGATTTGAAAATGCCGGCGCAAATGGTTTTGCTCTCGTTTAAGATTTTTATTAATCTTGCTAAGCGTTGCGGTTATGATGATAGGTCGTTAACAATTATGAATAGTGTTGCCACAGATGTTGCTTTTCCCACCATTGATTATAATGGTGAGTTGATGCAATTTCTTTGTGGTAATCCGTCAGGGCAAAACCTGACTGTTTACACTAATAGTATTGTTAACTCCTTGTATCATCGGTGTGCTTATTATAGTTTAGTTTTGAATGCTCCGATTTTTCATGATGTTGTTTCAATGGTCTCTTATGGAGATGATTGTAAGATGTCTGTTAGGAAGGGCTTTGAAGCTTTTAATCATACCGCGATTGCTGCTACTTTTGACACTGTTGGTATTACTTATACCATGGCTGATAAATTGGCGCGGTCTGTTCCGTATATTAATGGTGATGATGCTGCCTTCCTTAAAAGGATGGCTGTTTGGTCACCTGCTTTGCGTATTTATGTAGCGGCTTTGGATGAGAAATCTATCTTTAAGTCTTTGCACACTATGCATCGCAGTTCCTTGGTAGGGCGTGATGCTCTTACCAAGGAACAACATTTGGCTGCAGTATTTGATGCTGCTTTATCAGAATGGTTCTTTCATGGTCGTGACGTTTATGCTATGCGTCGCGTTCAATTGAGAATTATTGCTGATAAGTATAATTTCGCCCATCAGGTTCCACATTTGTTCATGACTTATGAACGGTGTGTAACTGATTGGTTGGAAAAGTACAAGCTTTCAGGGCGGACTTAATGTCCCTGGTCGTGGTATGCATACCGCGGTTTCTACAAAATGCACTTGTGTGATAGTTACTGGTTTAAAATGCCCTAAAACACCCAACATGGGGCAGCTTTGGATCACACTCGAATGATTTGTCGTAATGACCGTCTCTTTTTAGAGATTGGCTTGATCAGCCGTTTGGGGACCAGTCCTTGGGGTTTAATTCGATCCCTTGAGACTCATAGCGAATTACTATTTCAAACACTAATCCAAAAGTCCTCCCCGACACAATAGGGGCGTACGGAATCACGATAGATTCTCATATGTCAACTGCAGAGAAGGCCTCAAAAGCCATCCCTGCAGTTCCCGGCAGACCAGCCATTCCGGCTCAGCCTGCCACTCCTGGGCATCCTGCTGTTCCAGCTCAACCGGCAATCCCGGCTAAGCCAGCGATACCCTCTAATGCTCTGAATATCCACGATCGGAAAGCAGAGCATTTTGATAAGTTGTCTCATAAGAAGGGGCCGGTTATGCGTCGTTTTCGTGAACGTCGTGCTCGGCATCAGACTGATCTCGCTAATAATATGCGTTATAATCAGTCTCTCAACCCTAATTCAGCTCATCTGGGTCTTTTGTCTCGTTATGGTCGATTTATCGGCTCTGGCGGGGCAGGGACCCGTCCTGGTGCTGCTGGTACTAGGAACGGTATTGCCTACCGTGCTACTGCTCAAGCAGCTACTAAGGGCAGGCCGGCAGTTGCGGGTAAAGCCGCAGTTGCTGGTCACGCGGCAGTTGCTGGCCAAACAGCAATTGCTCATAAGGATGCAGTTGCGTCATCTTCCACTTGGAAGATGAATACTGGAGCTCCTACGGTTCTTCCTCCTAAGAACACCTTCGGGATGGTTCATAAGAAGAAAAATCGTTACTCCTTGCAAATGGATCCTTGCGGTGTGGGTGCATCCACTCTTCAGACTGAGACTCATGAAGTCACAGCTTTTGATGAATGCTCTCCATCTTGGGTTTTGGCAGGTCCTGCTGTCTCTGACCCTTCATTTAAAGATATTTCAGGCGAAGACTGTACTTTGGCTCAATTTTTGTCTCGACCAATTGTGATCGAGAGCTTTTCTTGGAATATTGCCGCAACTGGTGTAGCAATGACTGATCGTATCTGGGAGTCCTTTCTTAAGAAAGTGACTGTCCTTGATAAGATCAAGCAATACTATGCCATTCGTGGCCGTTTATGTATTAAAATTACTATAAACGGAACTGCCTTTCATTATGGGAGGCTTTTGGCTTCTTATAATCCTTATGAAGGTTTTGATAAGATGGCCCAAACCATTGTATTGACGGATTTAGAAAATATTATGCAGTGGTCTCAACGACCACATCTCTGGATAGATCCTACAGAATCTGTCGGGGGTGCTATGACATTTCCTTTTTTCCATCGTTATAATGCTTTGGACCTTATTACCAACGAAGCTCACGATATGGGTGCTTTTCAAATCTATATCGCTTATCCTTTGTCTCATGCCAATGGTGCCACGGAAGGTGTTTCTGTGGTTGTTGTTGGGTGGATGGAGGATGTTGAGCTTTGTGTTCCAACTATTCAGGCCCCAAATTCGATGTCTGGCTCGCAGTATCATCTCCAGGCTGATGAATTTGGGTCTGGTGTTATTTCGGCGCCTGCTAGTGCCATTGCTACAATGGCCAGCATTGCCGAGACTGTTCCTGTCATTGGTCCCTTTGCTAAGGCTACCAAGATTGGTGCAAACGCTATTTCTGGTATTGCATCAATATTTGGTTTTTCGAAACCTAGTGATCTTGAACCAGTGAATCCAGTCGTTGTCAATAACTTGTCGGGTATAGGCATGTGTGTTGGCCAGGATACGTGCGAGAAATTATCGGTTGATCCTAAACA